GTGTGCGGGGTGGTAGCGTCAAAACTACGGCCCGCAGAGGCGCGACCGTAGGGGGTGTCGTCACGCCGCGCGACGCAAGGCGTTGCGGTATTTCTCGTTTGCCCGTGCCGCCGCCTTCTGGACGCCCGCCGCACCCTGCATGAAGGGGCGAGCCGGGTAGCGGGCGTTTTTAGTCATCGTCGTCCGCTCCCAATTTCGGGAGAATCGCGGCCGCTTGTTGGCCCACAAAATCGACCCGTAATCGAATTGGTTTTTCTGCGGGCCGAGACTCACGCCCTTCAAGAAACGGCCGCGAGAGTCTCGGCCGACGCTCTTGCCGGCAGACCGCCGGAGGTACGCATTGCGTGCCGCCCCCACGCCGATCCGCCAGGCCGTGAGTTGCAGCGTGCCGCCGAACTCATGGAGTTGATTCAGCCAGGCCGCCTTGGCCGGGCCGATCACGGCCGTCGGCCCGAGCACGCCGCGGCTCATGTAGTAGTAGATGTCGCGGTAGAGGAATCGCTTGGGTGCCCACGACTTGACGGGCTTGCCTGGCGGCCGCGGCTTGCCGCTCGACAGCATCGTCAAATCTTTGTAGAGCCCGCCCACAAACTCGACGACCTCGCCCGCCTTGACCGCTCGCCGGCCTGCCTTGGTGTTCCGGGGCGGCGAATTGCCAATGCCCTTCCTGGCGGCCTGTTGCACGTCGCGGCCGGCAGCCGAGAGGCTGCGACGCGACATATCGTCCATCATTCGCCGCACCTTGGCCCGGTCGAAAAACGCCCCTTTGACCTTGGCTTGCAGGCGAAGCCGGGCCTGAAACGATTCTGAGCGGACCTGGCGGTTGCCGCCGATCTGTCCCGGCCGAATGAATGCCCGGCTCACGCGGCCAAGTGCTGCCATTAGCGATGCACCCTATAGGTTGCCGTGATCACCGCCCGCCAAACGTTTCGCTCCGTCAGGGCGTCGTCGGGGTTGAGGGCCACCTCGACCGTCATCGGGCTCGTCACGCCCGTCGGCCATTCGAGCTCGCCCCACGAATGCTCGCGGATCACGTCGGCGATCTCTTCGCAGAGGTCGACCATCTCGTCGGCGGCCGCCTCGGTGGGCGTGTGCCGGCCGACAAACACGTTCATCTGGTAGTCGTACTGCCACGAGTCGCGGCTCACCCGCACGGTCTCGATGCCGGCCGGCGTAATGGCGATCACCGGGTCGACCAGATCCTCGACCTCGTAGGTCGGCCAGTTCTTTCGCTCAACGGTGGGTTGTGCGGTGACGGCCGAGAAGGTTTCGGCGTCGAGGCTGGCGGCCAGGGCGTCGGCGATGTCTTTGAGTGTCGAGCTCACGCGGCGGCCCCTTGGAGAATCCGTTCCATGGCGGCCACGTTGTTCGCGAGCCGCTCGTCTCCCGGCCATCTTGCCGCAGCCTGCCGCGCGTGCTGTAGGGCGTCTGTCCGACTGCCGAGCTCCCAGAGGGCGACCGCGAGCAGATCGAGGGCCTTCGTCGGGGCGTGCGGGTCGGTGCAATGCGTGCTCGGCCAGTCGGCCGCCGTGGCCTGCCGTGCGAAGCCCGCCACGTTTCGCCACTCGCGGCGTTGGTAGTTCACAAACGCCAGCCGCTCCCACCCGTCAGGCTCGCCGGGGGCTTCCTTGGCGGCGTTGTGCAAGTGTTGCTCGTCGCCGGTCAGGCGGTAGAGCGATCGCTCGGCGTAACTCCGCTCGGTGGCCGTGCCGCCAGGCATCGTGAGGTATTTGCGGAAGGCGTCGACCGCCTCGGCCCGCCCGGCGTAGTCGAGCTCGCGGGCGAGATACCACTGAGCCCGCGCGTCGTGCGGGGCCTCGCGGACCGCCACCTCTAAGAGCGTCAAATCGGTGACGTGCTTCTTGCCGGCGTCGCGGTGGTGGTGGATCTGGAGCCCCTCGGCGAACGCTTGCACCTTGTCGCCGTTCCAGCAAATAAGCCCCTCGTGCGTGGCCTGTGCCCAGCGAAAGCCCCGGCGGGCGTGGACGCGGTCGCAATGAAACGTCAGCCCCTCGGAGCCGTCCGGTGCCCACGACCAAACGTAGTGGTAGCGGAGGTTGTTCACGCCATCCGCCCACGCCCGCTCGACGGCCTCCCGCCAGCCTGGTTGGATCCGCTCGTCGAGGTCGAGCCGGATCGCGATGTCGATGTTTGGCGGCAGGTGGTTTAGCGAGAGGTTGTGGGCGTCGTCCCACCGCCACGGGCAGACGTAGCCACGGGCCACCGTCACGCCGGCAGCCTCCAGGGCCTCGACTGTGCCGTCGGTCGAGCCGGTGTCGGTAACGACGCGAACGTCTGCCTCGCGGCAGGATTCGGCCCAGGCGGCCGCGTGCTTGAGCTCGTTTTTCGCGAGAGCGTAGACGCCGATTTTCATGTGAGGACGGCCGACTCCCTGAGTCCGTCGTGATGCCAATCGACGCGGCGGTGACGCTCGGCCGCAAACTGCACGACCGCCCGTTTGACCTCGGGATTGCAGCAATCGTCGGCGAGGATCGTCTTGCAGTGGGAGACGAGCCGCAGATCGCGGAGGGCGCCGTCGAAAGAATGGTCGCCGTCAACGTGCGCGAAGTCGGCCGGCGGCAGGCTGCGGACGTGCTTGGTGTCGACGACGACGAGGCTCGCGTCGATCACCCACCGCTCGACCACGCTCGCCCAATGTGCGAGGCAGTCAAACGAATCTGGGTCAGTGGCCCCGTCGAAGCAGTAGTAGCGGGCCTCGGGGGCCGCGATCGCAAAGGCCACGAGCGAGTAGCCGCACCGCGTGCCGATCTCAATCACCCGTTTCGGCCGCACGTCGGCGCAGACGCTCGCCTTGTGGACGTAGTGATTCTCGACGGCCTGGTTGAGCTCGAACCAGTCATGCGGCCGCCAGGCGTCGGCGAGGGCCTTCGAGACCTTAGTCCGAAACGGGGATGACATTGAGCATCTCCTCCACTTGGTCGGCTGCGATCTCGACGAGCCACGCCTCGGCGTCACGCACGCCGAAGCTCACGACGATCCGGTCGCCCATGGCGGCGAGCCCGGCCGCAAACTCGATCGCCCGCGGCTCGCGGAATGCGAACGGCTGCGACATACGCCGCAGCGTCAACGAATTGTCGAGCCAGATGAATCGGTGCTCGTAGGCCCTCCGCCCGTCGATGGCGGCGACCTCGTGGATCACGGCGAGGTAGCCGTCGCGGAAGGCGATCGCCTGGCCGCCGCCGCGAAACTCTTTGGCGATGAGCGGAGCCGGGCCGCGCTGGTGCATGAGGTAGGCCCCCGCGAGGCTCGGGTCGCGGTCGACCGTCACGACGTGCCCGCGGTGGCTGGCGGCGTAGAGCCAGCCTCCGGCGTGCGGCCCGCCTTCGAGCGGCATCCAGTTTTTCTCGTGCTCTTGGGTCGAAAGCGAGTCGAGCACGACCAGGCCGTCGAGGCTTGCTTGACATACGTCAAGGTTTGCCGTGGCGATGCGGCAGCGGCCGTCGTACGGGGCGGCGTTGCGGATCGTGGCCGACACGCCTATCCCCGTTTGGGTATGGCGGAGGCGACAGTCTTCGAGGCCGTCGACCGGGTAGCCGGTGGTCGGGTAGTCGGGCCGGCGGACGCCGCGGCAGTCGCGGAGCGTGAGGTCGGCCGTGTAGCGGGCGAGCAGGCCCTCGGTGCGGATGATGCCGCCGTCCGCTGGCGGCATCTCGTAGCGGCCCTCGACGATGCGGTAGTTGCTTGACCGCACCCAGACGAGGAGCTCGTCGCCGTGGGCGAGGATGGACGGGTTAAAGAGCGACCAGCCCTCATGGGCTGGCTCCACGTCAATCCGCACGAAGCGGCAGTCGACGAGCTCGTCGAGCGGCGGTTGATACCAGAGGCGATTGGAGCGCGTTTGCATCTCGACCTCCGGCGGCAGGGGGATCGAGAGCAGGCGATCGCAGGCCCGGCGGCCGGCGTCAAATTCGCCGGCGTAGTAGGCGTGGATGGCGAGGGCCTGGAGGTGCTCGATCATGGCCGGCGATTGTGCCGGGGGCCGAGCTCAGGCTAGAGGGGGTAGGGGAGGCGTCTCTCGCCGCAAGAGCGCACTTCAGGCTTCGCCGTCCATAGGCAGCGCCTGCTGGGCCAGCCGTTTCCGGCTGATCTCAACGTACTCCGGGTTCACCTCGATCCCGATGAACCTACGCCCCGTCTCGCGGGCCATCTTCGCCGTAGTTCCGCTGCCGCTGAACGGGTCCAGGACAACGTCGCCGGGGTTGCTCCAGCTCACGATATGGTCTCGGGCCAGCGATTCAGGGAATGGCGCTGGGTGTTCGTGGCAGATCCTGTCACCGATATGGCCGCCGCCCGTGTTGTATTTCCACACGTTGCCGCGAATCTTGTCTGTGCGGACGCACGCCTTGCGATTAGCTCGAACGTCGTGCCGTCCGTCAGCTTTCCTTTGCCCCTTGAATGCGCTTCGCGTGTCAATGTATTTTTTCGGCTCGCGCAGGTGATTGCAGGTGTTCGGAGCGCCACGACTGAACACGAAGCAATACTCCCAGTGTTGCTCGTACCTCTTTTGAAGCAACGCCACCGACGGCATCGAGTGCCGGTGGTAAACCATCGTGTCGTGAAGATTGAATCCAATGTCTCGAAAGTGCATCGCCTGCCGCATGCTGCTACAGGTTTCGGTTCCGTTCCTCGTTGCGTCTGCCACGTTCCACACGATGACGCCACCAGGCTTCAATATTCGTTTCAGATTCCACGCCACGCCATAGAAGTCCCAGGCGTGGCCGCCATAATCCCGAATGTCGTCATACGGCGGCGAAGTCACCACAAGGTCAATCGACTCGCTCGGCATCTGCCGCATGATCTCGCAGTTATCCCCGCAGATGATCTGATCCAGCGGGAGAGAACCAGACGATAGAGCGATTAGGTTTTCGGCGTCTTTTGGCATCCACGCAGCCTACGCGCGGAGTCAATTTCCGAAATGGCCTCAAACGCCGAGCGCGACTCTCCCTTCGCTCAAGAGCGTCGTGCCTTGCGTATGGCAGGGCTACTACGCTGTGCCTTTACTGTGGCCCTCTCTGCGGCGTGTACGGAAACTGTCACTTTCCGACAACTTGTGTTCAGTGAAGCAGGTTCACGAGGTCGTGCGGGATCATCGCTCGCACGAACTCCAGATCGTGCGTGGCTTCGGTCGACGGCTCGCCGTGCTTCAGCCGCCCCCTGCAATGCTCGTCGATCTGCTCCAGAGCGATGAGCGCGTCACGCCCGGCGAGAGCGTAGCGGTGGGCTCGCTCATCGTCTGGCTCGCTGAGATCGAACTTTAGGATGGCGATCACGGATATACCGACGGTGTATTCCTGGCGTTCAAACCGAAGAACATTCTACCCGGCGCGTCACGCCGCGCAATGCCATCTCGTCCGGTTTGGTGGCCGCTATTCGGCAAGAAACTTGCACCAGTTTTTCGTACCAAAAACGGTACGCGGTCGGCTGACGTTGGCCGGAAGTTTGGCCGGTATCCCATTTCTGGATTATTGGCTGTCAGCCAGCCGGGCCGAAATACCGTGCCGTACTCTGGTGCTGTAGCGCAACTACCGAAGATTGCTCGGCAGTTCCCAACATAAGGTGAAGAGCGCAACTCAGCCGTAGGGCGACGGCTCAGGAATCTGCGCGAGGCCGGCGGCGTTCAGACTTTCCGCAAGCCCCCAAGGCTGCCCAGTGGCATCGGTGACGTTTGACGCCTGGAGATCGCCGCCCGCACCATGCCGCCAATACTGCACGCCGGAAAGGCTTGGCAGGGCCGTCGCCATTGCATCCACCATCTCGTCGGTGGCGCTGGTGTAAAGGCCGTAGTGCGTGGCTGGCCCTGTGCCGCTGCCAGAGAGCGGCAGCGTAAAAGCGTCGCCCTCGTAGTCTGGCCCTGTGCTGTTGATTGCACGGGCAGCCTGCTCGGCCGCTGGCTTCGATGCGGCTGGAACAATCACGACGATTCGGTAATCCCAACTCATGCGACGGTGATTCCCCACTTGCGGCCAAGGTAACGCTCCACCGCCGTGCGCTGCTCAGTTGAAAGGGCCGACGTGTAGATCAGCATCTCGGCCACCTGGCCCGTAAGGAGCAATGAGGACGAAGCCCCGATAGACCCTACGGCAAAGTTTCCGGCGTTCGTCCCTGTGTTGCCGGTTGTCGCCGAGATCGTCTGCGAGGTGCCGTTAATCCATGCCGAGCCGGCCGTTCCATCCTGCCTGACGGTTACGACGCTGTAACTGCTACCGCTGTCTCCAGCCGCAAAGGCAGAGTTGTAGACGGTGCGGGAGCCGGTGGTGCCGGATGAATAGTAAAAGACGTACCCGCCGGCTGATTTGATCGTGAGGGCAAAAGAATCGGCACGGTCAAAAATACACTGCTCGCCGCTGCCGCCCGTGCGGCGGTACACCACGAAGCCTGTCTTGGTGCTTGGATTCAGCACCGACGCGGACGTAGTAAAGAGTCGGTCGCCGCCGTCGAAGGCCAATGCAGACTTGCCGTTCTGCGCAGAGGCCAGGAACGACGGCGCGACGCTGTCTGCGCCCGAGTTCGTCAGATTCATGCCGCTGGTCGACTTGTCGCCCCAGTATTTCACCGGCCCGTTGGCCGATACCGCGCCTGGGCCGCTGCTCGTCGGCCCCAGGATTGCACTGTCGGCGGCGTCCAGCCACAGCGCAAGGCTGGAGATCGAACGCGGGTTGAAGCCCGTCGCACGGGGCCGAAGCAAACGGGTCGACATTGGCATGGCAGGTGCGCTCTTGTGGTGAGAGACGGAAACTAGACGACGCGCCAGACAGCCGAGGTCGAGTCGTAGACAATCAAGGCCGCGCCTCCGTTGGCGTCGAGGACGTAGTTCCCAGCCCACGGCACCGCGAACCGGGCGTTGGCATTCGGCCCGGTTGCGTGTTGAAGCGTGATCGGGGCCGTGGCCCCGACGTTGACGAGGAGCTTGGCGTCGCCGTCGATGCCGGTGATGCCCAAGTCTCGAATCACGACGCCCGTCGAGCCCGTGACCGCCAGGCGGTAAATGTCACCCGAGCCGGGGTTGTAGCCGGTGACGGTCGTGTTTGCCGCCAGGGCCGTCGGCGTGACGACGACGTTGGTGTAAGACGCGCCCGTCGGTCCCGTGACGCTCGGCCCCGTGGCGCCCGTACTGCCGGCCGTTCCGGCGCTACCCGCCGTGCCCGTCGGTCCTGTTGCTCCGACGCTGCCCGTCGGGCCGGCAATGCCGCTACCCACGAGCTCCCACGCCTGGCCGTTCCATTTGTAGGTACGGCCGCCCGTGGTGGTTTCTTGGTTGAGCGTTGGCGAGGAGGGGAAGGTGAGGGGCATGATGGGCTCCGTGTGTTATGCGTGTTCGAGGAGCAGGCTATCCACTTGCGCGACCGACGAGCCGCAGTAGGCGTAGCCAATGACGTTGGCCCCGTCGGTCTGGCGGGCCGGGAGTTGGGCGTCGGAGTATCCGTACACCTCGCGAAGTCTGCCGATGAGGTTGTCAGGCGTCGATCCTCGCATTGTGATGGCGAGGCGTCCAAACATTCCAGAGCGTGTCTTGAGTCCTGTTGGCGACGGAGACGACGAGAAAGTCATCATCGGGTTGCACTGAATGAGCGATGCAGAACCTGGCGAGAACACGCCGTTGTAGAACTGGCTGTTTGCGTTGCTGCTCCGCAAAAACGTGTTTCCACCGAACTGAGAATTCCAGTCTGTCCAGAATGTCCCTGTGATTGCCGTGGATACGCCACTACGGACGATTCCGTACACCCGCCCATCGGACTCGCCATCCGTGGTAGTGTCGTTGGATTCAGGGTCTATGATCGCTCCGGCCATAAAGCCGAAGGCCGACCCCCCCGCGCTATTTGTCACGATTACCGCAATAGCCTCGCGGCCCTCCCACAAATAGACGTTGCCGACGCCGTTGGCGGTCGACCACCACTTGCCCCATCCGAACGTCTGCCCGCTCGTGAATGGGTTTGTGGCGTTCCACGTCGTGAACGTGCCGGCGTTCTTGACGAGATTTACCATGAGGTTCGACGCTGCGTACGACTCTGGCGAGTGCATAGTCGGCGAAGGCGAAGGCGTGTAGGTGGCGCCGCCGATCATGATTCGCGTGTTGAGTGCGTTCACGGGCGGCGCGACGTGCAAGCACTCCGTCACGCTGGAAATCTGCACCCGCGCCCAAGTGCCTGCGGAACCGCTGCCAGGCGTCCTGCTCGTACTGTCGGCGTAGGTCGTGGCGGTGCCGAGCGTAAAGAGCTCGTCCATGAGGCTCGCCATCGACGCGGTCCCAAAGGTCCGCGTGCCGACGTATCGCCATGCCATGTGCGGGAGACTCATGCGAGCGTACCTCCATCAACCTTGAGTTGCGTGAATGTGATGTGGGCCGCCGGATTAGTGCTCACGGCCGGCGCGACGCGCGGGCCTGTGTTCACCGACAAGTCGATCGGCCACGTCCCGAAACGCTTGCCGAGATACACGTCGCCGAGCCACCACAAGCCTTCGGCTTTCGCGTTGGTCGGATAGACGCTTCGCCCAATTCTCCCGCCCGGCCTGCCCCGCATTAGGCGATCTCCTCAAAGCTACAGACCGCCTCGGCTTGGCTGACCGCCGAGGCCGTCAATCGCAGGTCGTCGCCTTCGAGGAGGTACAGCGGATTTTCCTTGGCAAGCACCGCGAGTGAGGAGTTAGGAGGAATGGTGATCGCGTTAGCCAGACGGCGGGCAGTGCCGCCGCGAAATACGTCGACCGTTATGTCAACGTCAGCGGAGGCGATATTGGCGATGACGAGCGTGTTGACTTTGAGCACCTTGTTGCTCGACGACCCGTTACTTGCGATTGCCGTCGCGGAGGTTCCGACGGCCTGCAATTCGGTGCGGCCAAGGATCGAGGAAGTGGCGGCGATGTTTGGGTTTGCCATATGACGTGCCTATTGGAATGACAACACGAGGCCGATCGCATTTGCGCCAACTGGACCCGTCGGTCCCGTTACGGTAGACGCTGGGCCTTGACTTCCTGTAGCCCCTGTAACCGAAGGCCCCGTAGCGCCCACGCTGCCCGTCGGGCCTCGCTCGCCCTGGACGCCGATCTCGATCCAGTTGCCGTCGTAGCGGACGAAATATTTGCCCGTGCTGTCGTCGAGCCACACCGAGCCGGCGAGCGTCAGCGAAGGAGCCGTTGGGCCTGTCGCCGCAAACGGAAATTGGCCCGCTGGCCCGGTGACGTTTGAGGCGGCGCCCGTGGCCCCCGTGCTGCCCGTGCTGCCCGTGGCGCCCTGCGGGCCGGTGACAGTTGACGCCGCGCCGGTGCTTCCGGTGCTGCCCGTAGGCCCGGCCACGGTCGACGCAGCGCCCGTCGGGCCGGTCACCGTCGATGCCGCGCCTTGGCTGCCCGTGGCGCCCGTAGGGCCGGGCGTAGTTGACACCGCGCCAGTAGGCCCCGTTACCGTCGAGGCTGGCCCCGTTGCGCCCGGCGGGCCTTGGGAAAGGTCGATGCCGGTCGGCCACCCGCCTACAGTCTTTGGGCCGAAAAGAAGTTTCCCAGTCGTGTCGATGTAGAGGTCGCCGATGTTGCCGATCGCACCTGTCGGCGCACCGCTGCCCGAGAGCACAGGCGAGGCACCGGACGGCAGCGAATAGAACGGCATCGTCTAGCCTCTGCTCACGGGTAATGTTTGCCGCCGACCTCGACCCAGAGGGCGGCGTATCGAACGAAGTATTTTCCGGTGGCCGTGTCGAGCCACGTCGCACCAGCGGCGGCCACGGCCGGAGCGAAATCCGACTGATAGATTTCGCCAGCGCCCGCCGGGCCTGTCGGTCCCGTGATGCTCTGGCCCGACGGCCCCGTAACGCCAGCCGCTCCGGCGCTGCCGGGCACGCCCGCGGCGCCCGTCGGCCCCGTGGCACCGATCCCGCCGAGGCTCGATACAAGGGCGCGTTTCGTCACGCCGCCTTGAACGATCGGCACAAGGTCGACGCCGGTGACGCCGGTCGCAAGCGCGAGTTGCGAAATCTTTTTGGTAGCCATCAGATCACCAGCAACTCGCCGGCCTCGGTTGTGAGTTGTTCGTTGTTCTCTGTTGCGAGATAGATCACGCCTTGGTCGGTGGCGATCGTGTGGACGCGGATGATCGACCGGAACGCATCGCCGTAGTGCCACTCAGGCACGCCACGAGGGCTCGTCACCTCATACGTTACAAGGTCGCCGTTTTGTCCCTCGATGATCTCGTCGCCACGCTCGGGCAGCCCGAAGGGCAAGTCCGCCGTAGAGATGAGGTAGTCGCGAGACTCCCATTGTTCAATCACGCCGCTCTGGTTGGCCGCCTCAAAATTCGACCGCCCAATCGTCGCCACGATCTCGGCCGACTCGTTGCCGCGCGTGTAAGTGACCGTAGAGCCGGCGGCAGTCTTTAACTGCCCCGTCAGCCACGATGCACCTTGCGCCAACAGGTCTGCCATTCATCCTCCATAGCCCACAACGCCCCGGCGGCGCGCCTACCGTGAGGCGGCGCACCTGCCGGGGGTTGCGGTGTGGACTACTTGTTGAGGTTGACGTGGACCGACGTGTCGCCGACGAGCCTCGGCTTGGCGAGCTTGCCAGCCGCGACGCCCGTCGAGGCATGAGCCACGCCGGAGACCGCGTACCAGTTGATCGCCGAGCCCTGGGCGCCGGTGGCACCCGTGGCGACCGGCATCTCGAACACGCCTTCGACAGCCAGCGCGCCGACCGCGTTGGCAGCAATGGCACGGGGGGCCACGCCGACGATCGCACCAACAACGACCACGTCGCCCGCCGCGACGGCCGAGGCCGGCGTGTGGTCGAGGATGTCGCCCTTAGAAACGTATGAAGCCATCAGATCACCTGCTTTCTGTGTTTGTGGGTTTGAAATCCCGGCGGGCTGGCACGATCACCAGCCCGCCGGGGTTATGGTCAGGTTGCCGAGTCGCACTTGACGCCTGCGAGGTACTCCGCCTTGGCGACGCCGAAGTCAAAGTAACCCCTCATGCTCACGCCAAGCGTGTGGAAATCGGCCTCGGCCGTCTCCACCACCGGCGACTGAACGCCGTTCAAGAAACACACCTCCATCGCCGGCAGATCGGCCGGCGAGGCCAGGAGGTAGTAGTCGGTCGCGTTGGTCAGGTAGGTCGAGGCGACCACCTGGTAACGCCCGGCGAGCACGTTCCGATCCGGCTGGCCGCTGGTGTTCCCGCTCTGGATCAAGGTCGAGCCCATGATCTCGGCGGCGGCGAGCTCCAGATCGACCGGCACAAGCAGAATCCGAGGCTCGACCGCGACGGGGTTGTTGTCGGGATCCTTCAGCTTGCGAAACTTCGTGGCGAGCGCCTTGAGGTTCGCGAGGCTGAGGGCGAGCGAGCCGCTCGACAGGTTGTTTCGGCCGCTCGTGAAGAACGCCGAATCATCGACGAAGTCGGCCCAGAACACGTCGTTGAGCTTCAGGGCACCACCGCGGCCGATCCGCTGCGGAACCGCCGTCAACGCCGAGAGGTCGTCGTTGATGAGGTCCGTACGGGTGACGCTCGTCATGATCCCGTAGGTGTCGGCCGAGATCGTCCGACTCTCTTCGCCGGCCGCAGCGTTCTTGAGCTCGCCACCGTTGGCGACCTTGTCGAACTTGAAGCCGCCGTTGAGACGGTAGCTGGTCAAGGTCTTGAAGTCGTTCACGCTGCGGACCGTCGAAATCTGCCGCCACGCCGACTCGACCGAGTCGAACCCGGCGAGGAGGAACTTGTTGGCGGTGTTGCTCAAGATGCCGGCGATCGAGTGCGTCGCCCACGCCGCAGCGAGGATCGGACGCAGGGTCGAAGCGTTCAGGCGGCGCGGGCCGTCGTAGCCGTTGCTCACGGCCGCCTGGACGATCACCTCGCCGAGCGAGAGCTCGCGGCGGGCCTTGTTGGCCGCTTCGAGCGTCTTCTCGTCGTAGTGCTTCTCGGCACCGTGGAGCCCGCCCTGGAGGGCGAAGGACGCCTCGATCACCTGCGAGGTGAGCGGGGCAGGGGTTGCGACGTGGACCGCCGGGGCGGCGGGCCGCTCGTCGCGAGTCGCGTTGAGCTTCTGCATGTCTTCGACCTTCTTGGTGAGGGTTTCGATCTGGGCCTTGAGCTCGTCGCTCACGCCCTGGACAGGGGCTTCCACGGCGACGACCGCCGGGGCTTCCACCGCGGCAGCCACGACGGGCTCCTCGATGGGCGTTTCGCTGGCGTTGTCCGCCATGGTGAACTCCTCGGCCGATTCGGCCGCTATTGAGACTGCCGTACTTCGATCCGCCCCGAGCGTCACGAATGACGTTTCGCGGAGGGTCGACGCACGAACGATGCGGACAGGCCCAACGTGAGCCTGTCCGTTTGCGGTGGTTGACTGGTCTTCCGAAAACCGGAGATGCCGACCCACGTCGGCCCCTACGCTCGCCTGCCACTGGTATCCACCAGCGGCGAGGGCCAGCACTTTGCGGGCGGTCTCACTGTCGGCGAGGATCTCGCCTTCGACGATGAGCTCGTTTCCCTG